TGTTTTCATCTCAACCACTCCATTAAATTATTTTCAATCAACCACATATCAAGCTGAACACCTAAGAATATAAAGATTATTACGAGTATTATTTGCCAGAAGTTCATTCGATAGCCTCAACCTGTTTTATCGCGCATTCTCTGCACAGCGATTTAATATATTCTCTTTTTTTGTTCATTAATTTACCCTTATTTATTGAAGCATCATTCTTTTTGTAAATATTACAAAACTGATAAAACTTCGGAACGTCGCCAACCTTCGCCTTGCCTTTAAAGCCACAAGCGCACTCTCCAAAATTCTCTAAAACACAAACAAGCTTGTTATCTTTCGACTCCCATATCTAGGCACCGTAAGTCATGATCTTAAAGTATTCCCTGCGCTCGGCTTGGGTTTTCAGATTCTCAAGCAACATTTTTCACCAATAAAACAGTATAAAGCACCGTCCAAGCCTTAACCAAAGACGGTGCTAAAAACCAACCCTCTAGGATGCTCGCAAAAGAAAACCTAAAGGGTTGATTAATGCCTTACGGCGATTATGTGTGTTGATTGCTTTGCGAGCATTTTCATAATCTATTATAAAAAATAAAAAGTAAAGTTATTTTCTCACCCCTTTCTTACAAGACCTACAAAAAACTCTGCTCCTAGCATTTATATTGTCACATAAAGAGCAGCACCAGAATTGATTGGGTCTTTTGTCGGCGGCTTTTTCAATAACCCTGTTATATGTTTTTAAAGAATGGCACCTTTTACAATCGCCTCGCCAAAAACTTGAGCAACCCTCTTTACCTGCGCCACTTTTTGGAAAGTCTTTTAAATCCTTAATCTCAAGGCAATTTGAACAGCTTTTCATTTTTCCATTGTAAAAAAGCTTTCTATCTTTAGGCTTATCGCCGCCCTTGTATTTCATAAATCCTCACTTAAGCTTTTTGTAAATTGGTTATTTTTAAAACCTCTTCTTTTGACATTTTCGGAGATCGTCTCAATGTCCAGATTTTCAATTGAGCAGTTTGTTTTATCTCCGTTTATATGAAAAACGCAGTAACCCTTGGGAATTTCGCCTTTTTTATCTCTGTATATTTTTCTGTGCAAATACTCCCTGTTTCCAGTAGTTTTCTTTAGATAACCATATTTGTCAAATGAGTATCTTTCACCCTTGTAGGAAACTTTTTCTCTTGAGCATCTGCCTTTTAGCTGCAAGCCCTTTTCTTTAAAATAATTCCATAGCATCTGTCTTGAAATACCAATCGACTTGGCAGCCTCGGAAACCGGAGAGCCGCTAAGATAAAATTTATAGGCTTTCATTATTTGTCTGTTTGACTTCTTTTTTTTGCTCATATTCCCTCACGCTAACAAAAAACACCCTAGCTCTAAATTTAAAGAACTGGGGATTTTTGCAAAAACAGCAAATAAACGATCCATTGCAAATCTCATCAACGGAATTAATATCGCAATCAACCCAATTGATATTATCGCAATCTAAGCATCTGCCCATTTCTGACGCTTTCATTTTTCACCGCCACCGAACTTTATTAAACACTTTGAAACCTCAAGAGTTGCCGAACTTAATCCGTTTCTTAGTTTTTCAATTATTTCTTCATCTCTCTCAACCTCAATCACGAGAGATTGCATAAGAGGGTGATAAGAGCAAAAAATCCATCTATCAAAGCCAGTGACAAGCATTGACCCTTGAACTTGCAGTAAATATTCTGATGGCAATGCACCAGAACGAAGATAAGCCACATGAGTGTGAGCAAGTGGGCACTTTAGTTCAAGCCCAATCTTCTCACTTTCGCAAAGGCCATCTGGGCTGCATCCATATCCCAACGATTCCCCAATATTATTAACAGCTTCAATAAGCCCAACTTTTTCAAAGTTAAATCCGTGAGCAAAGCTTAAAAAATTAAAAGCATCATCCTCTAAATCTTTACCCCTTTCCATTGCCTGACTTGTATATGATTCTATTGGCTCCCCGGTTAAGATCTCAGCTGCAGCCTTATTAATTAAGCCAGCAACTTGGCTTGAATTTTTACCAGTTGGCGTTATTACTTTGTCAAAATTTGATGCTGTTATAAGACCGAGTCTGGCGCTAAACCACTCATCCGTACCTTGGTCAACCTTGTGCTTTTTATACATAAGACCCCCTTATTTTTTATATTAAGCCAATTTATTTTTTTTAGATTGAAAACTTGCTTTTTGTTTTAACGCAGAAATAGCTTTCTTAGCATCAAAGTCGCTCATAATTTCGACGCTCTCAATGCAGAGGTATTGTAAAAGATTTTCCATTGTCGATTCAGTTGACCTTAAATAGGAAGATATGACGTCCAGCTGATCTTTGCTGGCAAGCCTTTCCGATGACCTTTTGGCATCATCATCCTCATTGGCCGTAACAACCCCAAGGGCATTCTCAAGGGCGGCTCTTTTGGCATAGGTTAGAGCCGATTTGCGGCGCTGTGAGGCGTTCATCCTGCCATCGTCATGGATAGAGTCATAAGTGTAGCTGAAATCCTTTCTAAAGCCTTCTTTATGATAAACGGTTGTAATGACCTCCGTTGTGGCGTTTTCTTTTGGTGAAACCGTAAAAGTAAAAGAAAGACCATTTTTCATCAAGATTGGCTTAACAATGGAAACTATTTGATCGAGTGGGGCATAATCATATTTAACCTTGTTTCCCCCCTTTGATTCAAAGTCCGTCTTTTTATTTCTTGGAATGACGGGGCATTCGCCCTGAAAGATTGCCATTGCATCATAAAAGGCTTTTTCTGCTTGGCGTTCTTCCATTTTTATTTGAAGGTTCATCAATTGTTCAATCTTTTGCGGATCAATGTCCGGATTTTTGGATAACTCAATTAACGCAGAGGTTATTGAATCCTCTTTTGTCTGAACTGGTAAATTTTCACTTTTTGAAATAACTTTTTTTTCCATAAATCCCCACTTTAGTTTTTTGCTATTCTATAATTATCAATTAACAAAGAAAGCTCAAATAGCGCATCACCTTCATTCGAAAATGCAACTTTTAAAACTTCTTCTGTTGTCATATCTAAATCATAATTCTGATTAACCAAATTATTTAAAAATTCGGACAAGGCCAAGGCTTCGTTTAAGGCATTCATAAATATGCCTCGGATTCTTCAATCGCTTTCTTTTCAGCTTCTTTTTCAAAATCCTCAAAAAGCTCATTGTTTGCTTCAGAAATAACGGCGGTTATATCTTCTTTTCCAAAGTTTAGAGAAAAAGACTTAACGGAAACTACTCTTCCAGATTTGCCTCGATTGCCGTCTGCATCTTCGCCATAGGTGGCAATTTCAACACTGGCCGAAACCTCGACGTCTATCTCTGCTTGCATTAAATTTGATCTAAAATTAAAATGGAAATCCATAAAACCCCACTTGTTTTGTTGACAAGAATTTAATTCATTAGCTAATACACGTCAACTAAAAAATAAAGATTAATTTTTATTTTTTCTATTTCTTTTGATTTCAAGGCATTACGATTTTTTTTAGACGTTGTTTTTTTACAATATATTAAATTAATCTTGGAGTGCTTTAGCAAGCAATCAAAAAATAAACAATTATCCTCCGGGGTAAATACCAAACCCGACGTGATCTCGCTAAAGCCGCGTTGGGTTTGGTTCTTTTAGGATAAAAAATGAGATGGTTTAAGCATTATTCAAATGCCACAGAGTCAACAAGGCTTAATTTCTTGTTAGCAGAAAAGGGTGTCGAGGGTTATGGTTTTTACTGGCTTCTCCTTGAATTGCTGTGCGCAAAATTCGACGGTACGCAGAGAGTCATTGTCTTAAGTTTGGACGAAGTTTTGGCGAAGTTTAGGCTAAACAATAAGAGAAAGTTGGTAAGTTTGCTCGAAGTTTTGAACAAACTTGAGTTAATTCCAAACAAAACTTGCGGAAAGTTTCTTCAAATCGATGCTTTTATATTGTTAAAATTAAAGCAAAAAGACTTCAAAACGAAGCTTTCTGAAAGCGATTTGCAAGCCGAAAAATCGCCCCTAGATTTAAGAAGAGATATAAGAATAAAGAACGTAAAAGCCGACGAACCGCCTTTGGTGGCGGTCGCCGACAACCTAGATACTGATACAATTTCTAAAATGGTAAAGGATTTTTTAAATGAATAATTTTTACAAAAGCAGAGAATGGAGAGAGATTAGATATGTTGCACTAAGAGCAAGTAATAGATCTTGTCAGTGCTGTGGAGCTAAGAATACAGAGCTTCATGTAGATCATATAAAGCCAATTTCAAAATATCCACACTTAAAACTTGATTTAAAAAATTTGCAAATACTCTGCAGAGAATGCAATCTAGGTAAAAGTAATATTTTTGAAGATGATTTCAGTAAACCCATAAAATTATCAAGAAAATTATATCTTGAATCCAAAAAATTGAGATCCACTGATGTTAAACCAAAAACAACAAAGGGCTTTGTACGATTCAGAAATTTAAAAATAAGTCACTTCTGGGATGGGCAAAATACGGCTTGCAAAATACTTCCAGAGGGTAAATTTAAGAAAATAAAACCACCTAGAATCAAAAGTGAGCCTTTTGAATTGACCGAAGTTTGTAAAAATTGTTTGAAAAGTGGGAGAATGTGAAAACAAAATCAGAAAAAAACATCGGCAAAAACTTATCAAGAATATTGAGCGAGAGAAGAATTAAGCGATGCGAGTTTTCAGTGATGGCCGAAATCCACGAAACTCATCTAAGCAGAATTTGCAACGGCAAATCCATTCCCCAGATTGGGAAAATAATTAAAATGGCTAAAGTTTTAAATTTAACAGTTGATGATTTAGTCAGCTAACATCATTCTTTTGCGTTCAACTTGATCTAGATAATCTTGATATGCAGCATCCTCTAGGGCCATTTGCGCTTCAAGTTCTTCTTCGCTCATGCCAGATAAAACGCTAGACATTTTTTTCGGTATTGGCCCAAAAAGTTTTTTCATATAAAACTCAGGATCAATCATTTTGTTAGACATGCCAATTGTTTGAGATTTTATATATTCTGGTAGCTTGTACTCGTCTTTCATAATTCACCCCTATTTTTAGATTTTCAGGCAAATTGTTGAAAAATGCAAATTTTACTTGAAATGTTATTATTTTTTGATAGGATTGGACAAAATAAGACCCACTTGTTTTAACCCCCTCTGGCCTTGAACCTTGGGGGTTTTTTGTTCTTAATCCCTAACTTTGTTCAATATTGCCATTTCGAGTTCATTAACAGAAACCTCAATTGATGCCGTTGTCAGCTCGTCGCGTATTATTAGTTTTAATGTTGAAAAGTGAGCAATGTCTTTGGCGTCATAGATCCTTTGCGCCAATCTTTCTGCCAATTCTTCAAATGTCATTTTCAACCTCTTTGGGCATAACTGTTTCAAGATCAATGTTATCTATTTTTAACTTTAGCTTGTGCCTTGTTTTCTTGTAGGCTTCCATAAGTCTTAATTGACACTCTCCCATGCACTCTTCGGCGGTCATGTCGGGATTTTTACCAAAAAGCTTGATTAAGTCCTGAAGTATGACAATTTGCCCATAATATGCAGCACCCTCAATCTCTGCCATAAATTTAGCGGCTTTGATTTTTTTAACGTCATGCTGGGGGAAGAAAAGCTTTTTTACGATTTGCAGATATTCAAACATTTTTACCGCCCTTGGTAACCTCAGCAATAAAAGCCTCTTTACATGAATCACAGGCGCAACCATAAAGCTCGGCAATCTCTTTTGAAGTCATTGAATAAAAATCATTTTCATCCATTTTTAGATCATAAGTTTTTGATATTATTAAATTAGCATTTTCCATATAAAACCTCTATTTGTTTGATTCACGCATTTTGCGTTCGTTTTCAATACTTGCTTCAAGATGGTCGCCATTGGCATAAGAAAACGCCCTGACAGGATTAAACGTCTCAGAAAATCTTAATCTAATCAAGGCAGCCTCAGATTCAGATAGTTCAAGAATCTCTGATTGATTTAAGTTGATTGTTTCATTGATAATAATTGTTTGCATAAGCACCCCACTTGTTGAAATCATAGTAGATTGGTGGTCATACAAAGTAAAGTTATTATTTTGAATCATGGTGACAATTTTTTGACGGTATATGTTAAAAACTGAATATTGTTGACCTAGATGCTCTTTCGCCCCTATACTTTTTACATGGGCAGAAAAAGAACTCGTGTCGAATTAATGCCGCCTCCCAAGCAACCACTTGAGGGCAGCACACTGACAGAGGAAAAAATTGATACTCTAAGACGTTGTTTTGAAGCAGGGCTCAACAACTCTCAGGCTTGCCGATTGGCGGGTATTTCTACCATAACCCTTAAACGCGCCTACGACAAAAACCCTAAATTTAAAGAAGAAATGGAAAGCGCCGCACTAGAAGCCGATGTCAAGGTTACAAGCTCACTTTTTAAACTTGCCACTGGCTTTGTGCAAGAAGTTGAGGAGCTTAAAACAGTCTCAGTTGGCGATGGCATGAGCACAGTTGAAAAGCACAACCGACTTGCTTACTTCCAGCCAAACGTTAAGGCCGCCGAAACATGGCTTACAAATAGACAGCCTGACAAATGGAAAAGGGTTCAAACTGTAAACTTCAAAAATGACGACCTTTCGGATGAAGAACTAGACAATAAAATCGCTGCTTTAATGGCTGCCCAGTCTGAAAATGAATCTTGAAAACTTAAGCCGTCAAGAAAAACTAGAGTTGGCCCAGCTTTTAGAGATTAAAAGCAAAAGAAAGCTAGAAAATAAGATTGATACATATTTTCCCGATGATGGCCCATTAAGGCGCGATCTTTATAAAAAGCACCTAGAATTTTTTGAATCCGGAGCATCGGCAAAAGAAAGGCTCGCGCTTGCTGCTAACCGAGTGGGTAAAACCGAGTCAATGGGCGGCGTTGAGGTCGTTTACCACGTCACAGGGGATTATCCGCATTGGTGGCAAGGCCACAGTTTCAACAGGGCCAATCACTGGTGGGTAGGCGGTAAGACTAGTCAAACGGTTAGAGATATCTTACAAGCCAAGCTTTTAGGGCCTAAGGGTTCTTATGGCACCGGACTGATAAGAAAAAGCGCCATTTCATCTGTTACGCCAAAAGCTGGCGGTATTCCTGACGCTGTAGATATGATCTATATTAAGCACAAGGGCGGAGGTGTTAGCACCATTGGTTTTAAGTCATACGACCAAAAAAGGCAATCTTTTGAGGGGACTAAAAAAGATGGAATTTGGCTAGATGAAGAGTGCCCGCTTGATATTTATGCAGAGTGTTTATTGAGAACAACCGACACAACAGGCGGAACCGATAGCGGCTTAATGCTTTTAACCTTTACGCCATTAATGGGTTTAACTGAACTTGTTTTGCAGTTTGTACCAAATGGTGAGATTAAAGAAGTTCAGGATGGGCCAAGAAGAGTCATTACTGCGACCTGGGACGATGTTCCTCATTTGTCTGAGGAAGTTAAGGCCCAGATGATGGAATCAATTCCGCCATTTCAAAGAGATGCCAGAACTAAAGGTATTCCACAGCTTGGCTCGGGCGCTATTTATCCGGTGGCGCTTTCTGAGATTGAGGTTGATGATTTTCAGATCCCGCTTCACTGGCGAAGGGTTTATGGGATGGATGTTGGTTGGAAGTCAACCGCTGCCGTATGGGGAGCATTAGACCCCGATACCGATATTTTATACATTTATGGAAGTTATAAGCGTGGAGAGTGCGAGCCATCGAGTCACGCCGAGGCTATTAACATGCGCATGGTTAGGCAGGGCGTTATTGATCCGGCCGCAAAGGGTCGGTCTCAACACGATGGAAAGAGGTTGATTGATAGTTATAGAAAGCTGATTGAGGGTAGTTTAACCGAGGCAGATAATAGCGTGGAAACTGGGATTTTTGACGTTTACTTGAGAATGACAACGGGTAGATTGAAAATCTTTAAGTCATGCGTTGATGTTTTTGCAGAGCTAAGAACCTATAGGCGCGACGACAAGGGCGCAATTGTTAAGCAAAATGACCACTTGATGGATGCTCTCAGATATCTAGTAAGGTCGGGCATTGCCATTGCCAAGTCATTTGTAGTGGACACTTCCTTAAAATCATTTAAACTAAAACCAAAGAGTTTTTCCAATCTTGGCGGCGACAGATTATGAGCGAAATTCAAAAATACTTAGAATTACACGAAAAGACGGTTCAATACTGGCGCGACAACTACGACAATGCGCATAATGATTTGGAGTTCCTTTCTGATACTCCCGGCGCTCAATGGGATTCTGAACTTTATCAGCAAAGAGTGGAGTCTGGTCGTCCGGCCGTAACCATTGACCAATTGGATCAATTTATTAACCAAGTGGCCAATGAGGTTAAGGCTAATACTCCCACCATTAATGTTTATCCCGGCGATGAGAAAGGCTCTCAGCTCATGGGGGATATATTTAAAGGCGTGGTTAGGGCAATTGAATACAATTCTGGCGCTGATGATGTTTATGATACTGCTTTAGTCAATTCAATACGTTGTTCAATTGGTTGGCTGCGAGTTGACCATGATTATGTAGAGGGAACCAATTTACAGGAATTATTGCTTAGAAGGGTGACCAATCCTCTTTCAGTTTTCCTTGACCCTGAATCAGTAGACATTGATGGAAGCGATGCTCAATTTGCCTTTGTTGAAGATGAATTGGATCAGAAAAGCTTCAAAAAGAGATTCCCAAAAGCCAACCCGATATCTTTTGGCGAAACAAGAGAATGCTCAAAAGATGAAAATGTAAAAGTTGTCGAATTCTTTGAAATTGTTGAGGAATCTGAAGAAATTGAAGAAAACGGACAGTTGGTAGAAAGGAGCGTTAAAAAGGTTAAGCGCCTTATAATGAATGGAGAAGCCGTTATTGATGAGGGTTATTTTCCGGGAAAATATATTCCATTAGTTCCTGTTTACGGAAACGAGCTATGGGTTAAAAATAAGCGCGTTCTTATGAGCTTGATTCGTAAAGCCAAAGAACCGCAACAAATGTTCAACCTTTGGAAGTCTTTAGAGACTGAGATTCTACAAAAACAACCCCAAGCTCCAATTATGGTGGCAGAAGGTCAAATCGAGGACTATGCGGACGATTGGAGTAATCCAAGCAAGTCAATGGCGCTTAGATATCGTCAAACCGACTCACAGGATAAACCAGCACCAGCACCACAGAGACTCTTACCCCCTCAAGTTCCGGCAGGCATAGTAAATGCTTCAATGGGTGCCAGAGATGATATTAAAGGCACTATGGGGCTTTATAATGCTTCCATCGGAATGGTTTCTAATGAAACTTCCGGAATTGCCATTTCTGAGAGAAAGGCCCAAGGTCAAATGGCGACCTATCAATTTGGTGACAACTTGTTTAAGTCAATCGCTCAAGTTGGAAGAGTTTTGGTTTATGCCATTCCAGACATATATTCAGAAGCTAGAGTTCTTAGAATTATTGGCAAAGAAGACGAGCCAAAAATCATTGGGGTTAATGGTCAGGTAGTCGAGGGTCAGCCACAAACAATCAATTTAAGTAAGGGTGTTTATGAGGTTAGAGTAACAACCGGAGCGCCTTTCTCATCTCTAAGACAAGAGGCGGCTCAAACATTAATGCAGCTTTTAACAGCAAATCCTCAGTTAATGCAGGTTTTTGGGGATCTTCTGTTTAAAAATATGGACTTCCCGGCCGCTCAAGATATTGCAGAGCGCATCAAAAAGACAATGCCTCCACATATTCTTAATGAGGGCGTTACGCCGGAACAGGCTCAAATCCAGCAACAGATGCAGCAAGCTCAGGCAGTTGTCACTCAACTACAAGAGCAAATGAAAGTTATGGCGCAGAAACTTGAGAACAAACAAGCCGAAAACCAGATTAAGGTCGGCGAGGCTCAATTAAAAGCTCAATCTGAAGCTGAAAAAATGGAGATTGAGAAAGCCAAGCTTCAACTAGAAGTCGTCGAAAGACAACGTGAATATGAAATCAAACAGCAAGAGCTTGCCATTAAGAAAGAAGAACTTGAAATCAAAAGGCAAGAAGCGTTACAATCTAACTTAAGTGAAAGATTGGAAAGAATGGAAGCTATCTTTAACAAGATCAACAATGCGGAATTAACCGCTATGGAGGATATCTAATTGCAAACTGAACAAAACAGCACAGAGCAGACACAAGGTCATGCAATTGAGGCTGAAACAGACCACATTGAATCAGCATTTCAGTCGGACGACACGCAGGAGGTCGAAACTGGTAACAATGACAATCAGGAGCTAAACGCATCCGAGCAAAGTCAGGAAAATCAGGAGAAATGGCCTAAAAAAGCAGAGAATGCTCTAGCTAGACAAAAGCGTGAAAATGCCAAGCTTCGCCAACGTGAGCAATTTTTTGCTCAACAAATGGAGTCGCTAAAAGCTGAAATTGAAAAGATTAAAAGTGGAAGCAATAAGGGTGATGCTGCCCCTCGTGAGGAAGATTTTGAATCTTACTCAGACTTTATTGAGGCCAAGGCAATTTTTAAGGCAGAACAAAAGTTTAAAGAGAAAATGCAAGAACAGTCTCAAAGCCAACAAGAGGCTATGAAACGCCAAAATGCAGAGATGCAGCGCTATCAAAGAATGGAACAGGTTTCGGTACAAGCCAAGAAGTTGGCAGAGCAGATTCCTGACCTAGCAGAAGTGATTCAAAATTCTGGAGCTGACGACCTTCCGGTATCTGTTCAGAATTTATTACTATCAGCTAGAAACCCATCTTTAGCTGCCTATAATCTTGCAAAAGAAGGCATTTTAGAGCAATTGGCTTATATGCCTGTTCATATGGCTTCAGCAGAAATTGTCCGCGCTCAAAGCCAGATGCCTCAATTTCAACAACAACAAACTAAAACAACTCAATTTAAACCAATGCGCGGCGTTTCGGGTTCTAACGGTGGGAAAAGCGGTATTAACGCTGCCTCATCTTGGAATGAAATGTCCAAATGGTTGGAGAGTTAAAGGATTAAATCATGGCTAACGATATTAGCACCATTAAGGCCAGAGGCAAGATCATCGCAAAGATGGCCGCTGGTATGCTTTCGGATAAAGTAGAATTTGTTAAGGCAATCGACAAAGAAGAAAAAGCAATTCTAGAAGGTAAAAACGGTTACAAGTCAGGTGATTCTGTAGACGTAAACGTGCCAACTAGATTCCTTGCCAGTTCAAATGCTGACATCACTTCAACAATTCAAGATATTGAGGAAGAGACTCGCCCTCTAACTCTAGATCAGCGTTCTGTTGTAGGTGTTGCACTTGATTCTAAAGAAATCTCTACGGACTTAGGTCTTAAAGATTGGGCAAAGCGTATTCTTGAGCCAGCAATGAACACGATTTCTAACGATATCGAGTCAAAAGCTCTAAATATCGCTGCTCTAGCTACTTCAAACTTTCTGGCTCCACAGTCACCGATTAAGTTTGACACTGACTTTGTTCTTCAGGCCGGCGAGCTTATGGACATTTCAGGGTGTTCAGATGCTGCCAATCGCTATTTACTTCTTAACCCAACAGCTTCACGCTCTGCGGTTAATGAAAGAAAGGGACTTTTCCAAAGCTCTGAAGAGATTGCTAAACAGTACAAAAAAGGTGTTATGGGGATTGCAGACGGTTTCGCATTCCTTAAAAACAACCTAATTGCTTCAACTCAAAACGGTAACGATGTTACTGCCGTTGTGGTTGACACTGCTCCGGCCGAGGGAAGCAATTCTTTTGTTGTTTCTGGCTTAACGGCTACCACTGGAACAATTGCAAAGGGTTCAGTCTTTACTATTGATGGAATCTTTAGAGTTCATCCAATCACTAAGACAACTCTTCCAGAATTGATGCAGTTCACTGTTCTTGAGGATGTAACGGCTGACGGACTTGGAAAAGCTACCGTATCAGTTTCTCCAAACTTCTATAGTTCTACATCTGGATCACTTCAGAACGTATCTGCGTTACCAGTTGGCGCTGAAGCGTTGGTATTTGCTGGAGCTGCTAGCCAGATTCTTGCAAATAACATGGCTTTCCACAAGTCAGCATTCCGCTTTATGTCTGCCCCACTATTGACTCCAGATGGTGTTGATATGGTTGCTCAAGAGCGCGTAAACGGCATTACTGTTCGTGTTGTACGTCAGTACGACATTAAGACAGATAAGCTTGTTACTCGTCTTGATGTCCTATGGGGACTTTGCGCCGTTCGTCCAGAATGGGCAGTTCGTTTGCTTCATTAATTTTTACTTGGGGTGGCTTCGGCCACTCCATTTAATTTAATTTTGGTGTTTCATGAAATTTGAAAAAATAAAATTTGTTAAAGGTGAAGCTGTTAAATTCGCTCATCCTAAATTTAAAAAAGAGCTTATTGCTCTTGGCTGGATTCCTGAAAGCGATAAAAATAAAGAAAAGCCAGTTAAAAAATCTAAAAAAGAAGTTAAAGAGGAATCCTCTAAATAATAAGGGCTAGCATGGAAACAGCAAGAAAGCTTATTGAGAGAGCGTTTAAAAAGGCTGGAATTACGACTTTAAACGAGAGTCCATCCAGTCTTGAGTCAAAGGATGCTCTTGCCGATATGATTTCTATGCTTTCCTCTTGGTCTAACGACTCAACCTTGACTGTTTATAGGGTCTGGGAAAACTTTAACCTCTCCGCTGGAAAGCTAGAGTATTCCATAGGCCCTAATAATACGGGCTTGCCTGACGATGAGTCTGGAATTGATTTTGTCACTAATAGACCTATTGATATCAAGGCAGCGACAGTTAAATTCTCAAACATTGATTATGATTTAAGCATTGTTTCTGATGAGACTTATGTAAACGGTATACCGTTAAAGACAACTCAAGGAATCCCAAGCTTGTTAAATTATGACAATTCTTACCCAATTGCCAAAATTAAGCTTTTTCCGGTTCCTTCTAGTAATTATTCGCTATTCCTATTAAGTGAAAAAAACCTTGGTGAGGTTACATCGCTCGACTCTGCAATCGAGTTTCCTCCGGGCTGGACTGATGCCATTATCTATAATCTGGCCATGCGGTTAGCTCCTGAATATGGGCAACCAGTAACGCCAGAATTAAAGCTATTTGCCGACCAAGCCTTGGCCAACATTAGACGTGCAGTTTTGAAAAATAGATCGCTTGATGTTGGAGTGGGTAATAGAAAGCAAAACGTCTACGATGGATGGACTAGGTGAAAATAGGACTTGTAGGCCCTACCTATGACGAGAGGTCTTTGCCTTTTGACGCGCAAAGATCAATTAATTTCTACCCCGTTTTAGACGATATGGGTAAAGAGGTTTCGGCCCTTTATTCGGCCCCCGGAACACTTCAAGAGTGGGATCTAAGTAATTGCCAGCTTCTCTATACGGCATCAAATAATAGGGTTTTTGCTATTTGTGATGATGTTTTATATGAGCTTTTTGATAAAAATAAA